CCTGTTCCGTTGATGGTGTAATATCCTGCCTTCTTTGCGACTGATCTGGTGAGGTTGTTCACGAGCCAGTTCTCGAAGGCGTTGATGCTCATGGCGCTGAGCTTTGCACTGATGGGGATGATCTTGACGATCTCAAAACCGCCAAGAGTTACCTTCACGAGTGTGTCACCGCTTCCGGTGATGGCTGCGTTCTCGGTGTGAAGTGTTGCATCGTTCACGGTGCCTTCTACGCCGATGGTGACGTTGCCCTCGATGTGCATGAGGTCGATCTCGCCAAGAATGGGAGCTGCGTCGCCGAGCTTCTGGATGATCTTGTCAAGGGTGATTGTGGGGATTGCTGCGCCGCCGGATGCGTCTCCGGAATCCATAGCGCCACGCTCTTCGACTGTGAGCTCTCTGCCCATCAGTCTCTTCATGAAGGCGTCTCTGTACTCTTTGGAGTCTACTGCGTACATGGTCTTTTTGTTCCTTTCTTCGTTGTTGGTTCCGAGGGTCTTGTCCGGTTCGATGGTTCCGGCGTTGATACCTGCGGCGAGTTTCTTGCGGAGTTCGATGTCTTCGAGCTCCTTCTTGCGTGCCTCGAGGTCGTTGATCTCGGCGCTCAGCTTCTCAAGGTCTGCCTGTTCGTCAGACTCGAGGAGGGTGCGGATTTCGCCAAGGCGTGCAATAATCTCTTTAAGGTTCATTTTGTTGCTCCTTTCTGGATGGTCTCGATCTTGTCGAGCATTGCCCGGACGGTCTTTTTTCTCTCAGCTTTAAGAAGTCGCTCCGCTTCAAGCTGCGCGATCTCTCCGTCGCGCAAGCTCCTCGCTGAAATTTCTGTCCCGTCGTTTGCGGGCATTGAAACGGCGGAAACGTCGTATAACTTGCCGATCTGGGTGATGCGGCGAGTGTAGAAGACTTTTCCGTCCCTTTCTTCGCTTGTGATCTTGTCCCCGGTTACTCTGAAACCGAAGGACATCTTTGAGGTGTAACCTCCCTTTATCTCTCCGTACAGACTCCGGCCGATGTCTGTGCCGCCAAGATAAGCGTTTACAAGAAGACCATGGTCATCGGTCGAGATGCCGAGGGTGCCGTTGCTCGTGCGAGCAAAAACACGGCCTTCATGGTCATACTGAAAAATAACGTCGCTCATGTCGCAGCCTGCGAACGCGTTGCGGTCGACGATCTCATCGACGCGTATTTCGTCATCTTCCCAGAGCGTGTAAGGCTCTTCGAATGTCGACGCATATCCGCGCACGTTGTAGTTCTCCGCATCGTCGGGTTTTTCGCTGGCAAGAGCGAAAGAGCGATATGTTCGTCCGTTCTCAATTTTCTGGATCAGATCCATTTGTCTTTTCTCCCTTCTTCGCGCCTGTCGCAGCGGTGTCGAGTCGTCTCTGGAACTCATCGCCGCCTTCGTATGGCTTGAGGTTATACATTGCACGCACTTCGTTCGGTGTCATGATGGCACGGTCGACAAGTGCGACCATTTTGAGCTTGTTCGCGTTGCTGACAAACCGCAGGTGATCGCCCTGATAAACGATGTACCGCTTGAGATCGAGCTGGCGCTGAGTGAATATCTTGCTTGTGAACTCTTGCGAGATAGCGATCAGGAAGGGCTCGATGCGGCTTTGATAGAACGCTTCCATGGTTTCCTCGTCGTAGCTTGACATCAATATCTTGTCGTTCACTCCGAAGTATCTGAAAACGTCCTCCCGGAACTCTTTCCTTGTCTGCGCGTCGACCACGGTCGGGTTCATGGTGATCGGCGTGAACTCCTGCGTTGCGTCAAGTGATGCAATACCGCCGGAGTTTTCGAGGTTCATGTAGTCCCGGATAAAATCGTCTTTTTGTTTCTTGATCTCTTCGCTTGCGAGCATTGCCTTTGTGCTCTTGATGATGCCTCGAAGGTTGGCCGTTGATTTGACAGCGTTGTCGACGCCCTGGTCCATGGTGTCAATGATTGAGAGCTTTCCATGGATCGCGCTGTTATCGTCGCCCCAGATTTCACTCGTGTAGTAGTCTTTCCGGAGAACTGCAAGGTCATCCCATGCCACCGTTAAAAAGCCGGCATTTGGAAGCTCGAATTTTATGAATAACACGCCGTTTGACTCGATGGCTTCAAGTGATGTGTACGGAATCGGATATACTTCCGCGAGGTTGCCCTTGTCGTCTCTGTCGATCATGATGAACGAATTGTTCTTGACCTCGAGCCAAATGCGGACCTTTGCGAGGAAGTCCTTGCCGTTCATGTAGCGGTTCGGCCTGTGGTTTAAGATCTTCGCCACGGCTTCGTCGTTGCTGACAGCGATCGCCTTGCTTGTGTGCTCCGAAAGGGGTCGGATGCACGAGCGCACGAGGTCGCTCTGCCACATATCGCCACTAAACGGGGTGAATATGGCGTTATAACGTCCAAATTCACGCCAGAGGGCTTCACTTCTCTTGAGCTTGCGCTTCAAATATCTTTCAAAAAGTCCCATGTCCTTGTTTACCTCACATACGGCATGTATTCGTCGTAATGCTTGACGTAACCGACCCAAGCGTTGAGCAGGGAGACGGTTCCGTCGATTCTCATGTTCTGCTGTATCTTAACGGGCTGAATTGACTCGATTCCGTCCTTGTTGAGTGATTTGACCGCCGTGTTCGTTAAGCACCAACGGAGCACGGGGTTATTATTGTAGTTGACTTTGTGTTCATGGAAAGCCGCGCCCATTTCTTTCATCGGTTGCGACCACGTGAACGCGCCCTGCGCGCACTTTTCCATGTCGAAGCCGTAGCCTTCCATCTCAGGGACCCAATAGCCGGCAAGCGCGCGGTCGTATGAGATCCAGAGCGGTCGGATGTCGTGGTTTTTGACCATCGAGACGAACCATTTTGTGACGTTCGAATAGTCGACCGCCGCGCCCTCGTTAATGGTGAGCCATCCTTGTTCACTCCACAATTTGTATGGAGCTTCTCGGCTCTTGGTCTTTTCAAGCGCGTCAATCTTGCCCTGCGGGATGAAATAATGCTGCAGGACGTAGACGATCGGGTCGTTCGGCTTGCGCACGATCAGAGACGCACAAGTGAGGTCGGTCGTGGCCGAGAGGTCACACCCGCCGATAGCATACGAGTGTTCGAGCTTCGCGAGGTCGAACGTCGACTCGTTTACAATATCCTCAAACGCGAGCCATGCCGCTGCCTTTGCTTGCGGGACGTTGAAGTCCTTGGCCATAAGCGTTGGCAAAAACGACGGGTCACGCTTTGCCTTCTCGACGTGTTCCCGGAGTGTGTCGATGCTCTTGATCTTGCCGAGCCCGGGGTTTGCTTCCGGCCAATGCTCAGGACGGTCCCATGTTGCGGGGTCGTTGAGCTCGTAGATCAGCGGCAACATGGTGTAATCCTCGAAGCCCGGAAGCCAGAGCGCCACGTTTGACGCGAGGACATACTGGTTATCGAAGAACCCCTCACGGACGAAGCCGTTGGTCGAGATCAGCCACGCAAGCGGTTGCTCACGCATTGACTGACCTTGCACCATTACGTCGAAGAGGTCGCTGTTCTTGGCTGCGTGAAATTCGTCTTGGTCAAAAAAAGACGGGTTCAAGCCGTCCATTGTCGAGGTGTCTGCAGCGAGACACTTAATGAAACCAAGGTTGTGCTCGCAATATATGTCGCTCTGGCGCTTCTTGGTGATGGCCTTGAGCTCCGGCGACTGTGTGCGCATGTTCACGCACTCGTTATAAATGATGCTCGCCTGATCTTTTTTGTTGGCCGTACAGTAGATCTCGGGGCCCGCTTCTTTGTCGTTGAGGAACATGTCCCAGGAGACCGCTGCCGTTTCGGTCGACTTTCCGCACTTGCGGGCTCTGATGTCGAGCACGATGCGGAAGCGCCTTTTATGGTTGTCCTTGCGGAGCCAACCAAAGGCGAGCTGTATTTTTGCCTTCTGGAAGAGCTCGAGCTTCACGGGCTTGCCCGCAAATTTGCCTTTGCTGTGCTTGCAAAAGCGCTCGATAAACTCGATATGTTTGTTGCCTTCTTTGGCGTCGAAGTAAAACGGGAAGTCCTCCGGAGGGTTCTGCATCCATCCGACTTCACGCTCATATACCGCGCGGACCTTATTCGAGACCACTTCCTCGCCCGCGTGGATCGCCTCGAGATATTGCTCGGGGTAGTTAATCATTCGATGTCAGGAACTTCATGATCTCGGTACCCGGCGCGGTCTCAGACGACGGAGGCAAGAGGTCGGTGAGCTGCTTGATCGTGGAAGCGTAGAGCTTTTGCATTTTGAGATATGCGTCAGCTTCAACGGTCGCCTTGCGACCCCTCTGGTTCTCCCCGTTTTGGTATTCCTCAGCCCATCCGTTTGCTTTGATATGCTCACGGAGCTCCTCGAGACGCTCGGCCATGAAAGCCGCGTCCGCGATCAGCCCCTCGGTGATTTTTTTGCGATCTTCGGGCATGAGATCGGCGATGATTTTTAACTTTTTGTGTTCTTTCTTGTAGTTAAACTGTAGTTTGGCCATCTCTGTCCTTTCTTCATAAATCGCGCGCGTGCGACACCCCCCTCGCGCCCTTTCAGTCAGTTCGAAAAAGG